TGGCAAAGAACATGCAGACAAACTAGCAGAACGCTATACTGTCTTACCTTTAGAACAATTTGTTAAAGATGGCGTACATGTCGACGCATATTGTGTTGTACCCGCTGACAAAATTAACTTAGGTGAAATGGTTAGTTTGGAAGAATCTGTTCGTGTACATAACGAATTCGTTACAGCATACAATGATGGCGATTGGCATAGAGTTCACGAATGTTATGAACATCTCATGGGAAAATTCGGCGGTGAGTTAGACACATTTTACGATGAGATTATTTCACGTTCACCGGGAGAAGCAGATGGCTAAGAAAAATAGAAATGATAAAGTTTGGATGGTGCCTGAAGGTGAAACTCGTAGCAATGCCAGTTATCATTTTGTTCACCCTAAAACTGCAAGTCAGTTAAGAAATGCCACCAAATTGCGTATGCGTAAATATCATCCAGGCAAGCGGGAACATGTTTGGTTTGTTGAAACCAGGATGCCTCCGCACAGTAAATAGTAAGTAGAAGTGGAGAGTACGATGCTAATAGAAGCATTAAGGCTAAAGTACGAGGCAGAAATAGCCGCGGCTAAAGCAAACATTCAAGTTTATATAGATAATCCTGCAGGTATTGGAGAACATCCAGACTTGGTTGAAGCGGTTGACGAACAACTAGTCAAACTTGCAGATGCAGAAGATAAACTCGAAACATTGAGCAGAAATTACTTATAAAGGTATACTAAAATGGCCAAAGGTAAAAAAAGTAAAAGTAGTGGAGTTGTATCTAAAGGTATTCATTGTCAAAATGATCGACACGGACTACGCAAACAACTACGTCGTGAATATGTAGGATCAATAACTGAAGCAATTAACAAGCGTGATGCTTGGCGTAATTTTAAAAATGTAGTTCTTACTATACCTAATCCAAATACAAATGAAACCAACAAACGTTTTATTAAAGTAAATGCACGTGAAGTTTGGGGCAGTCCTAAGAGACAGGGCTCCTAAGCTACTAGATATTCTAGCTCAGACAACACAACGTCTATGCTGGTTTGATCGCTGAGTATTTCGTAATGGTTGGTATCAAGGTAAATGTAGTTGACATCTTTTCTACTGGTCATCGATAACCTTGATACTACTCCATCATTCCTTGTAAAAACTGTAACCCAAGGTTGGTCTCCATCCATGCTCACAATCTGTGTCCATGGAATAGTTACATGTATGTCGTTTAACTTAGCCACAGCATTGCTGGTAGGCGCACTGTCTGAAATCAACTTGTACCACGGGAATATCCAACGCATAAACATTGCATTGTGAACACCAGCAAATGGTGTTGATAATGTTACTGCACGTTTGACACGATCAGGTCTAGCACCATACAAATGCATTGCATAAATGCCTCCCATACTATGTGCAACAATTAGACACTCGCCTTGAATCGCATCTAATTTTTCTAACATCACAGGAAAGTTGTGAGCAAAACCGTGATGATGATCATAATTGAAAAAATGTACTTGTAGATCTTTGCGTTTAATTTGCTTGATGGCTCTTAGCATATAATTAAAGCTACGTTGAGTCGCATTAGCACCATGTATAAAGATTACATTTTTAGGCATAAACAATTACTTCTTATAGTTTATTTTTTGCCCAGGATCTTTAAATGGGGTCATACCAAAACCACTAGCAGTTAAGCAATACACGTTTGGAGATAGATTTTCAATTAGGCTCCAAGATCCAGTAGGTGGATGCAAAGTGAATATTGCTGGTGCAGGGTTACCAGGATACATGATAGGTCCTGCGGCTCTAGCCGCTACCATTTTAGCAAATACTTTTTCTTGTGAAGTCGACAGCATTTCTTTGATGTGGTCCATTGTGCCACATATTGCTTTGACGTTGATCACAAATGGTTCATTTTCTACTACTAGCCCTGGTAAAGCAGGTGGTACAGGCGTACTAGGAAATGCATCTAATAGATCCTGCTCTTGAGCAAACACCATACTTGACGCTAGCATAGTAATTGACGCTAGCACACCTAGAATTAGTTTTTTCATAATATATACCCTTCTAAGTTATTGCTAACTAGTATTTATAATTAAAATCTTAAAATTTTAGAATCTTGTTCAAGTGGTCTATGTCCTCATCTTTGACAAAATTTTTCCAATAAAAACTTTTTCTAAACTCAAGTTTCATATTGTCAGTTAACTCGTCGACGACAATGTTTTTGAAATCATGAAAGAAATGATTCCAGTTATACTCTAATATATCCTGCATCTGCTCGCGCATAGCGCACTGCTCTTCATAAGAAAGTTTGCTCAGTTTCATTAACTCAGCAAATACAGCGTCTATTCTTTTAACACTATCGTTAATATTGTCATAGCTTTCGTCCCAAAAGTCACTAAAAGTTTTAAATCCGTAGCGTTTAAAGTATTCTAAATTACCTTTTGCTCCTAATAGTAAGAAAGGTTGTTTAGCAACAATAGGTTTAAAGATTTTTTCAGTTAAGTGTAGTTTGCCATTATAAAATGCAGTTTCACTTACTACATGTACAAACGCACGTTGGCAGTTTTCAATATCAATAAATGTACTCATTGCTCCGTCGGGAGAATCTGTGTCAATATAAGATGGTTCAGTTAGCATATCAATCTTATTGAGTACATATTTTTCCATTGGTTTATTACCATGCCGCATAGTTGCGGTTTGAATAACTTCTTCAAGTTTTTCTTTAGCAGGTGGATTATAACTGATTAAGCCTTGTTGATCTAATTTACTCTCACGTAGTCTGAGTTGAAACTGTATACGATGCCATCGATAACTGTTAACAATATTTTGGTAGCATATAAATAGTTTGTCGTGACTGGTTGGTACTTGTATATCTTCTTTCCAATAGTTTCGATAGTTATCTAAACTTGCCAGTCCATGATAGAAATAGTAAACTATTGCAACATCTCTATTTACATTTGATAATTTTTGTCTAACCAATCCTACTTCTTGACTTTTTTCACTGACAAACATTAAAGGTTTTAAACCATACATAAACAGTCTTTTAGTCCATAGAGAGCCAACGTCGTCGATTTCATCATCTTCGATATTACAAATTATTGGATTTTTATAATCTTCCATCAAGAATGGTAAAAATGTTCTGTATATAGGTTCTTGATCCATAAACAATGCCGAACCGTAAGGCACCGGGTAATTTTTTTGTAGCTCATTGACTGGTCGTATTAAATAGTACGGAGGCGTAGGACTAAATTCGTCTGTTGCAAACGCATCGATCCTGTATTTTTTCAAAAATTCATCGTATATTTTTTTATACAGGTAGTGTAAATTCATTAATAAGGATCCACATATGTTTAAAGTAAGTTTTATTGGTTTAGGTAAACTGGGTTTACCTTGTGCAGAAGCAATGGCAACAAAATATGATGTTGCTGGCTATGATATTTACCCAAGAGAAAGTGCGAGTGTAGATATTTGCACTACGATGAAGGAGGCTGTCGCTAATCGAGACATTATCTTTGTTGCTGTACAAACCCCACACGATCCCAAGTATGATGGATCCACACCAACCAGTCATTTAAATAATCTGGATTTTGACTACACTACAGTAAAAGAAGTACTAGAAGAACTTAACAACTACACTACAGGCAATCAACTTGTAGTGCTAATTAGTACTGTACTTCCAGGCACAACACGTCGAGAGTTTATTCCGCTAGTTCACAACTATAGATTTATTTATAACCCATACTTAATTGCAATGGGCAGTGTAGCTTGGGATATGGTGAATCCAGAAATGGTTATGATCGGCACAGAAAGTGGCAACTACACAGACGATGCTACAAAACTAATCGACTTCTATAAACCCATTATGGAAAACAATCCACGCTATGTGGTTGGAACATGGGACGAAGCAGAATCGATCAAGATTTTCTACAACACGTTTATCAGTGCTAAACTAGGATTAGTAAACATGATTCAAGATGTTGCAATGAAGAACGGAAATATCAATGTAGATGTTGTTACAGAGGCACTAGCACACAGTGATAAGCGTATTGTTTCTCCCAAGTATATGACAGCAGGCATGGGCGATGGCGGACCATGTCACCCAAGAGATAACATTGCACTACGCTACATGGCACAAGAACTTGATCTAGGCTACGATTTGTTTGATGCTATTATGCGAGCTCGAGAAGTGCAAGCAGAAAATATTGCTAAGTTCCTAGCAGATCTATATCACAAATACAATATGCCTGTGGTGATCTGTGGAAAAGCCTATAAGCCAGGAGTCGAGTATACCACTGGAAGCTACAGCACATTAATTGGTCATTACTTGAACGAAATGTCTATAGAATATTACTATGCTGATCCATTGGTGGAAACAGAATTTAATTCTGTCAATGGAATACAGTGTGTGGCGTTTCTTGCACACAACCATAACATCACTTATGGTTACACAGGTAGTAGACAAGAAGACCAATTATATGTTAAGTTGTTAAGTAACAGTGTAGTTGTCGATCCTTGGCGTAATTTTGAAACCGACAGAGATGACATCAACGTAATTTATTATGGAAATACAAGAGGACAATGAGTAGTGTAATACATGGACAATTAAACTTCGAGTTTAATGACGAATTTAAAAATCTAAATTATATAAACGAACCATTCAACAATTCAGCCGATATGCAACGTTGGCGTAATGAAGGTTTCAATCACGAACGCTATACTGGTGATCTCTGTGATATGCGTAAGCCGCAACCTACATGGAACACACAAGTAGTAGACTACTTTGCACAAAATTTTAGTTGGCGTGACATTGGCACCGCTTATTATAGAATGGGCACTGGTGTAATATTGCCCACCCACCAAGACACCTACAAACGTTATGTAGAAATTTTTAATCTACAAGGGAAGGAACACACAATTTATAGAGCAGTTGTTTTCTTAGAAAATTGGAACAGCGGTCATTACGGCGAGTATAATGGTTGCGCTCATGTTAATTGGCAGCGTGGAGACTTTGTGGTATGGAACTATGACTTGCCGCACTGTGCCGCAAACCTTGGAACCGCACCTCGCTATACACTACAGGTGACCGGGCATGTTGAATAGTGTAAACGAATGGGGTAGATTGCGAGAAATAGTAGTAGGAACAGCAACTCATGCAAACTGGCCTTCTAATGATCCTGTATTCAGCCAAGAACATTTAAAAACTTCATGGAAAGAAACGCCTGTTCCGACAGGTGCAGTACCGCAATGGATTGTGGAAGAAGCCAACGAAGATCTGCAACTGCTAGCCAGCACATTGGTTAGCTTAGGTGTAAAAGTACACAGACCACACAACATAGACTATGTCAGTCGTGGAGGCATGTACAACTATTGCCCACGTGATAGACTATTGGTATATGGTTCAACTGTTGTTGATACTGCAATGATGTATCCATGCCGTGACATGGAAATAGAAGCGTTGGACTTTGTGATTGATCGTGCTGAACAAGTGCTTACAATGCCACGCAAACAAGACCTTATATTAGATGCCGCAAACATACTAAGAATGAATGACACTTGGCTGTATCTTGTGAGTGATTCAGGCAACGAGAATGCACTGCGTTGGTTACGTCTACATTTTCCACACATTAATATTGAACCTTGCAACTTTTATGGCGGTGTACACATTGACTCAACAGTGACAGTACTACGTGAAGGTGTAGTAATATTAAATGGTCATCGTATTAATCATCAAAATTGTCCTCGAGCATTTGACGGCTGGCTAAAA